CGTTATGACATCCCATTCCATGCCGTATTTATCTTCAAAATATTCCTGCACGTCAAGGGTATATGCCCTTAATATATATTCCTTTTCTTTTAAAATTATCTTTTGATTTTCAGCTTTAACCCTAACCGGTACTAATTCCATGGTTCACTCCTTATTTTTCAGGAAGGGGGATTTACTCCCCCTATCCTGAATTATTTTATCATCTGTAGTTGCGCTGACACCTGAATACTTGCGCAATCATGTTCGCCGTCGAATCGTAAAGAGCCGTCAACTTCGGGCTATTAGCCGCCCATGCGAACTCTTTTAACGGTAACTGCAATCCTGAAGGCTGCATGTTAGGAATATGAATCAGATATGATTCACCGTTTCCTTTTTCCTGCGTTGAGCACCATACATCCACTTTAGGGATATATAAATTGCTCATACCAATAACAATCTGTTCGTCCGCTACTCTTGGCGGCATAACGTCAATATATGCCGAATCTCCTGTTGTCATTGCGGGAGTAGCAACGCTTGTAATCGAAAATCCAAGTCCCGTAATGGTTGTAGCCGCGTTTGACAATGTAAACGGGCTGCCGGTTACCAATAACGTATTATCCGCGTAAGTCATGGTATTTGTACCCATATTCGCTTCCAAGTCCGTTATTGCGTAAATATCAACAGTGCTTGAACTCATTGCTACGATTATATACCGCCCAACTTTCAAATCTACTGCTGCTGTGATGGCAGTAGACGCAATTCCTTTTGTTACGTCGGTTACGGTATTTGTGGCTCCATTAGTAACAATCGCCTCCGGCGTTCCCAGCGTTCCCGTTGTGTTTGGTGTTACGTTTGTCGTTATGGTCGCGCCGGAAAGTATTTTATACAACACCGCGTCAAACTGTTTAAACTGCATTGTAACGGTTGACTTAAAATACGTCGGTTCCGCTTCCAGGATAAACTTATTCGCGCCGCCGAACAAATCAACAAGGTCTGCCTCAAACGGGAAGTTTAGTTCCGCTGGTACTTTTAACTGCGCTATAGGGATTTTTGTCTGCTGGTTAGAAAACGTAACCGACTGCACTCCAAAAACTCCTGTTTGTGGTTGTCTTGCCATAATCTCACTTCCTTTTTAATACGCCGCAAAAGACATTTCTAAGAGTATTCCTACCTCACGCCAGGAGGAACCTCTTTTATCTGTTAGCGGCTCTGATTTTAAATCTTTTATTCTTGCCGTATCGCTTCCTAACCCGTAAATAAACCGGAACTCTTCAAACACCTGCCTTAACGCGCTTCTGTATCTCCACGTTTTCGGCGGTGTTGTAAAATCTCCGGCGTCCGTAAACCCGATGGCAACTTTCATTTTCAATGTAACGGACACGCCTCCGCCCAGGCCATCAAGCTCAAAACCTTCTTCCGATATGCATAGCCAACTATTAGAGTTCACCACACTTTCATTGACTATTTCAAAATACCAGAATTCCGGTTGTGGTATGTCGCATATTATAGTTTGTCCATAATTAACCAAATCAGTATCAACACCCATATTCGGGTCTCCCTGCGCTTTTATGGTATTTATATTTGTAATAGCTACCGCAACCCCGTTTACAGGGTCGGCTAATTTCTTTTTAAGTTCCAGGGCAATTGATTCAGCGTCTATCATTTTTAATTTCCTTTAGCTTTATGTACTTGTCTTTTTAAATATTCCACTAAAATTCTATTCCACCGCAACATATTAGATTCAAATATATTCAACCTGCTTTCACCGATAGATTTATTAAACAAAAATTCCCTTCGTGGTAAATGTGTTCTCGGCTGTGAACTGCTTTGGTGAAAAATCCCATAAGGTACTTTTGTACCAAGTACCATTCCCTTATCAGTTATAACCCTGACGGTATCGGAACTGGACGGATTAGTTACGCTGTCTTTTAATCTCCCGCCCCATACAAGTACCGGGTATGCTGGCGGATGCACCTTCGCTTTGTGCATTAAATAATGCGACGTAGTCGGCGGATTGCCGTCAGGTACTGGAGCCAAATCCTGATATAATCCCGGCCCACCCTCCACAAAAAACGCCTGCTCATTGCTTCTATACCAGTCCGAGGCAATGGATAAAAAAGCCGGTTTCATGTTTATTCCCGCTTTAACCATATATTTTATTTTATTTTCAAACTCTGGATAATTTACACACTCACCATAGAAAAAAGATTCACCTACCACATCGTATCTCCTTTTCGAAAAAACCTTCCATTAGTACTATCCGGTTGTGAGGATAGGTTAATATTTACCTCATTAACTCCGCCTGATTGTATTTTATCAATTCTCGGCGCGTGTGAGCTTTCAACCGTGTTTTCAATCTCTACAACCCTATTCGCGTCAACCAATAAAATTTTGTTAAGCATTATATCGTCAAGAATATTCTGGCCCTTTGTAGTCAAGTTTTTCATTCGCGTTAAATCATTTGGGTTGACTACTTCCATCCCGTTCCGTCTTAATATTTCCTGTCCACGTCCAGCTACCAAGTAAGTACAAAGTTCTTTTACCACATTAAACGATTGCGCGTTTATTACAGGGTCAAACGGCGTTAAAAACTTCCGCGCTAAAACTCCCGTTACTCTTGCTTCGGTTTCATCACAAAATGTTTGCAATACGGTTGCGTTCAACGTAGACGCCGGACTTAATATATTTAAGTTTCTAAATTCCGTTTGTATATCTGTTGGCTGTACATATATACTCATAATTCAACTCCTATTATTCCGCCCCGCATTTCTACGGGGCTTCTTTATCGTTTCAGGTCCTTGACCCGTTCTGCTTCGGCGTCTGCCTCTGCTTTTTTCATTTTATCCCAGTCGGCCTTTGACACAATCATTTTGCGTTTGAGCCACGACTTGATATGTAACTTTGTTAAAACTGATTCATCTATCGGGTCTCCAGCAAGTAAAGTTCCAGAAAATATTGGTTCTTTATCGCCATCCTCGTTTTTCTTTACTGCTGTTACAAAAATGTTTTGTATTGCTACATGTGTAACATTTTTCATAATTGGCAGTTTTGAAACGTCTTTCTCTTCATCTTCCGCCGGAGCAACCGGTTCTTTCTTGTCATCTGCTTTTGCCATTGTAAATCCTCCTGTTTTTTTATCAAGGGGAGTGATTAACTCCCCCTGATATTATTGTATTACGCTATAACGCTTGTCATCAAACAAGCGCAAGTGTAATCAAGTATCAAATCCTGATACTTAAATCCTCTAACAAGGTATACGCCCATTTGCGGCATAGTACCCGGCTGTACGAACTCATAGCTAAATTCCGCAAGTCCCTGATCCGGCCCTGCGGGAACCATTGTATAGCCCAAACTCTGCTGAGCCTCGTTTGGTGTCTGTTCTCTGTTCACATAGGCCATTACTATACTGCCCCGCGCCCAGATGTCAGACCTTGAAACTGTCGCTCCTATTTCGTTGGTGTTATACTGTCCTTCAGGTACAAGGACTTCTTTGACATCCAGTATATCCGCCAGCTGCTCGCCTGTAAGTTTATAATTCGCGTTAAACTTACCGAGCCATGCTTTTACGAGGTCGGGATGTCTGCGAAGCCTGTTAAATGCCGGAAACGGTATAATCGCCTGGTTTGGCGGGAATCCGCAACCGGTTGTATTACCGGAACCTGTCCTGACTACATCAATTGCCTGTGAAAAATCCTGTAATGGCGTTGAGTTGGTGTAATCAGTGTACTGAAAAGACGGCGCGAAATTCTGCGTTACCAGCGCTGTTGAATCTAAATTGGCCGCAAGTCCATATTCCCTGTTGACCTTGATAATTGAATCAAGCTGGTTATATGACTTTGACCTTGCGTTTGCGCCGCCGCCTAACTGCTGTAAATCTGTTGGGGACAAATAAACCTGTAATCCCCTGTTTTGCAACTGGTAGTAATCAGTTGCCGTATAACTCAACCGGATTGTAGGAAATCCTGTCGGGCCGAGTTGTAAATCTGACATAATGTATAATGGTGTATTCTGTTTAGGAATACGTCCATAATCCATTTCTGTCTTGACCGCCATAAGGACTTTATCAAAAATCAGCCCCTTTGGCATATAACCTTCCAGCAAACCTGTGTGGTACGGGTCGGCTATGGTTACGTCTGACATTCCCTGTATTACATTATACGTTGCCATATTTGTTTACCCCCTTATGCGTTCTTATAACCAGGGGAAACATACGCCCGTATAAAAGACGGACTCCCTGCGTTAGTAGTAGTTTCCCGCGGCCATACCATATATGACCCCGCTGAACCTTGCGGCGTTAATTGTCCGCCCGTTGTCGCTGTTAGTGGAACTGTTAATACAGTTACTGCCGCTGCGACAGCAACTTCACATTCAGAACCAAACTTGTAAACAGTTACTTGGTCTCCTGTTGCGACAGTAGTGGCCGCAATCCCTATTCCTATCCCGGATGTGCATACCACAACAGTTCTTGTATTTCCTGACAATCCATTATCCTGCACAACGCATCCTTTATTGATTGCGCCCGCTGCGATAAAGTTTTCTGTAAATATTGGAGCCTGTATTTCACCTGGCATAGTTATTTACCTCTTTTCTTTTCAGATTCAGCTTCAGCAGTCTGCCTCAAATGCTCCGTGTATTTCGCGTCATGCATTTTTTGGGCTTTCTTGGCCGCTTTTGCGAACGCGCCCTTTTCGGCTGCCTCTTCCGCTTTCATTTCATCCATGACCTTATTGGTCTTTTTTGTCTTTGTGCCGGAATCAAGTTTGTCCCACGGTGTTTTCGCGTCGTCCTCTGATTCCTCGTTTTTCTCGCCTTTATCAGCCTCGGAAAGCTGGACGTCCTTATACCCTTTCGGCAAACTCTTTAAAATATCCGTCAATGCTTCATATTTCCTTTCAGCAAGCAGGATATTATAAAAGCTCTTCTGGTCGGTTATGACCGAAGCCGCGCATTTCTCTTTGCCCAGTTTTTCGACAACTTCCTTTTTCCGTGTCTCTTCCGCAAGCTCTATTCCTTTTACTTTCTCGGTCATCTCGGACAACTTCACTTCATTTGCCTTTGAGGTTGTCTTTAACTCCGATAATTCCCTGCTGAGTTCGCCGTTTCTTTCAGATAAGTTTGTAATAACATCAACTGCCTTATCTTCCAAATATTCAGCCGTTGACGTTTCCGAAAGCTGCGTGATACCCATAGCATTGAGAATTTTCAATAACTTTTTCATGTTAAGCTCCTTTCGCTCTTCTGGTTTTTGTCCATTGGTTTTATCAGGCTCGGAAAGTATCGCTGGCGTGAGCGGTGGCATTTCCTTGACTGACGGCCTGTTTGTCAGGCCTCCCCCGAACATTACATCCTTATACGTTTTTTTGTTGTCGGGATTGTACCAGACATCACGGAAATCACCGCTGAAATACTTGAACTTGTCTCCGCGGATTGCGCTCTGCCCTTCCGCAGTCCAAATTCTCGGCTTCATCCATAACGCCTTTACTTTCCTTCCATCGGGTAACGTATAATCCCGCTTTTCCAAATCGCCAACCCACCCCGCGGCTTGCTCACCGTAGTTAGGGTCTTTTTTATGTGCGAAATCTATATCCACTGTCGGGATAAGATTGTCTTTATCAAAATATAAACCCCTGACATTCGCGTAGAAATTTTTAATATATCCGTCAATCTTTTTTTCAGTACAGACATATAAGGAACCATCCGCCGAATTGTCAAACTCGCCTTCCCTGACCGCCATTATCCATTTTGGATTTTGCCCTTCGTCAAGCTCTATAGTGGAAAAATCCGCCGCGAAATATATCGGCTCGGATAATTCGCATTCCTCAAATTTTTCGCACTCACACTCTTCAATTTCTGTCATGTGATACTGGTCATGCTTATTAATCCACGCCTTGACGCTTTCTTTATCAGGAAAACTGTCCTTTGCGAATCTTACTGATTGCGTTTCGGATTTCCCGTTTTTAATCCCTAATACAAGCGAAACTCCACCACCTATGCTTTTACGGGCATATTTATCATATTGCCCCGGATTCGTCTGACGCACTCTCCATTCATTCGTAGTTTTATCTATACCCGGCATACTGCACCTCTAATCAATATCCCATATAAGGGATACCGCAGAAATAATTTTCCAATTAATTTTAGGATAATCCATTAAAAGTTTTTCATATTTTTTCTTTAAATGTTGTCTAATATATTTTGTTTGTCCTTTTAATTCTATCCATTCCTTAGTATTAGGTAAATAAAAGTCACAAATATAATATCTATTGGTTGATAAATTATTTCCACCTTTCATATTGTTTGTATCTTTCATTTTAAATTTCTTCCCTAAAGTTCCTACATGATGTTGTTTAGCTTCTTCTGACCATTTTACATGATGTGCTTCATTACATTTATCAGTTCTTTCATAAACTCCTATTGGCATATTAACTCACCTTCTCTGCTAAGGTTTGAAAGCGGTCTACTAATTTTTGGTCTGCTTTTATTCCAGTCCATTCGGGAGCCTCTTCGTCTTTTGTTATCGGAATTAAAATACATCGGCACTGGGGATGTAGCGGCGGCGTTTCGTCTACATTCGGGTCGTCTATTGACAATGTTTTGCCGTCAAGTTCTTCACACAGAGAGCATGTGCTTTCATCAAGAATAGCCGAATATTGAAACCCCTGCAATTCGTTTTTATATTCCATAAACATCGAATACCTTCCCTCGTTCACACTCATTACAGGGATATAATTCCCGCCTAAATTATTTTCATTGTTTATAAAATCATCGCCTGCCGATATTCCGGCATAAACTACCTGGTCGTCCGACTTGCCTTTTGTTAAGGCGTTTTGCGCCGCGCCGGTCATAGTGTTATTAAGTTTATCGGTTTGGTTCTTTACAACCCATTTTGTTTTTGCTATCACCCATCCATATACGCCCGCAGGAAGTTCATCAACCTTTGGGATTTCGGCTAATTGTATTTTACTGTTTACTTCCTGTTTTGCCTGTTTACGCCCCGCAACGCAGGCTTGTATCATAAAACTTTTTATATCTTTGGTATAATCGGACTTATAAGACAAATCCATATCAACTATTGCACTGTGTTTTTGCCGCTCGGTTGTTGCACTTTTTAATTCCCGTGTTAAATCCTCTTTAAATTTATCGCGCATTGCTTTTAACCACTTCTTAGCAATCAGATTATATTCATCGCCTAAGTCATCAAACTTTTTGTCAATCTCGGCAAGATTAATTTTCTTTTCGTATTTGGTGAGTTCGCGCCAAAACTTGCCTTTCTTTTCGGATAACTGAGTTTCGTTATCATTTGGCTTTGGCTCTATGTTATTATTTCCCGTCGGCGGCTGTAATGGCTTGACTGCCGGAGCTGTTTTAGGCATTTTATCCTTACCTTCGGTTTCATCCTCTTCCGCGTCCTCAATCTCCGCTCCGCCCGGAACTCCAAAATGCTCACATACATAAGCACGTTGAACCGGATTAGCCGGACTTATATATCCCCATTGCGTAAGCACGCCTATTTTTTGCGCGTCCTCTAAATTCGGTTTTATATCAACGCCGATATATTTTACTTTATAATCCCCTGTCATTTCACCCCAGTTATAATATTCAAACATTTTGATTACAAGGTTAAGTTTGTCGCAAATATATTGCGCGTCATTTTTTAAACTGACTTCTTCAGACTCTTCTTTTGAACTATGCGCCGACCGGCTGCCTGTCTGTGAAGTTAATCCCATTTCCATTTGGTCTGTTTGTGTTACCTTTGAAATTGAGGCGTCCTGAAACCGCATAGTGTCAAGAACTGCGGTTGCCTGATAATCGGTACGCTCATATTTTGCCTCATACCCTTTTGGCCATTTACGATACGGCACATTCGCAAGTACTGCTTCTTCAATGGCTTTTTCAACATCTTCGTCCTCAACACTTCCGATTTTTTCTGTGTCTATTGTAACATTGGTTATTCCCCGCGCGTTGTTTTCTATTCCCAAAGCGTTAATTTGTTCGGAAGCCTCTTTTACCAGGTACGGTTTAAACATCGGCCTCAAAGATGATATTCCCTCAAAATTATTCCCTTCCCGTAAATTTGTAAAGAAAAGAACCTGTGGCCACGGGATTTGTCTTATTTTCCCTTTGCTGTCTTTTTGTTCAATATATGCCGTCGCTGGTACGTCAATATACCTGTAATCATCCCCATAAGAAATCTGCCTGACTGAATATGGCTGGTCATTAACAACAAATATCTGCCAGATAGTTTTTGGGTTTATCCAGCCATAAGACTTTAATGTTGTCATTAACCCGAATTCAGGATGTTCGATATTTTCCCATACCGGCTCAAAAGCCGCAAACCCAAACCGCCTGTATGTAAGTATATCATTTAAGTTTTCAAGCCATATTTTATCCGTGCCTTCAAATAAAGCATATTGTATTTGCGAGGCACGTTCAATTTTTTTTGGGTCTTTTTTATCCTTTTCCGGCGGAGCCACATAAAACTTAGCTGCTTTTATTTTATTATTCCCGCGCATAACTGCCGTAAATACTTGCGGGTCAGACCGGAACATTTCGTCATATTTTAATATCCCGTTCCGGCCCTGTAATTTTGTTAAATACTCTTCCCACGGATACCCGCCAAATCGTTGTGTGCCCGTAACCGAATACCGGCGCATAAAAATATCTTTTATATTAGCTTTTGGGCCGCCTTTGGTTGTCGCGTTAATAGGCCCGCCGTCCGCTGTCGGCAATCCCGGAACTGCCTGTAATGTTACCGGCATAGGAGCTTTGCCGTCTTTTGCTTTTGATTGTGTTATAGTAGACTGGAATTTTTGTATAGCGTAATTTCCAGCATTGCCCGGAAGCGTTACCGGCTCTGATAATTGCACCCGTTTATGTTTTTTTGCCATTAATAAATCCTTTTATTGCGCTGATTCTGGATATATGCGCTTTGACGTTGTATTGATTTCCTAAAACTATTCGCTAATTTATCGTAGTTTATATTTAATCCTTCTATGTAAGTATTAATCATTAAACTGTCCATATCATCAGGACTTTCATGGCCACGATCCTTATAATCTTTTTTTGATTCTATTTTATTCCGGTGTTTTTCATCCTCTTTCATTTTTCGGCTTGTAATCTGGTTTTTTAAATCGTCATTCGGCTCAAGCAATAATCCTTCCTGGCTGTTTGCACGTTCCGCGAGTATTGAGGCCATCTCTGTCGGCAAATCATGGTGTCGTATTTCATCTTTTTGCTTTGCCGCGAAGTTAACCCCAATTATGGTTATAAACTTTGGGTCAAAAGGATAGCTCATAAGGCTTGAATATATTGCGTCTCCATATCCACCGGAACGGTCAATGCCGATTGCTATTGCCCTATCAGGATATTTTTTAATAATATTATCAACAATGTATTTTGCTATATACGGCCCATCCTCTTTTAGTTTTGTGCCCTTAAAATCCACGTCATTTTTTTCGTATGTCTTGACGAATTTTTTATAATGTATTTCCCTGTTGCCTTCAAGCGCATATAAAACATACTTGTCTTTGCCTTCACCGCTGCAATCAACCGATATAGTTATTTTTTTAATCCCATTCCATTTTGCCTCACCGTTAATTTCAGCATACCACAATTTTTCACCTTGCGCGTTGATATAACTTCCCCGTGTAATTTCATTCGCGCGGGCAAGCGTTATAAGTACGTCCTCAGAAGTTTGTGCCCACTCACCGATACATGTTGACAAAAACAAACTCGACTCACCCCATTTTAAAAACCTATTAATTACAAATCCAGGCGAAAGCAAAGTCGGGTATGGTTTGTTATAATGCTTATCCTGATAATATTCCTTGCGTTCGTCTTGCGGCAATGCCCGGACTTTATCTGCTTCCTGTCTTATGGCCTGTAATGAAGTTAATCCATTGGCTATCATGTTCGGTGATTCGTATGCGGTGAAATGTAAAATTGTATATTCATCTCCCATGTCTGTTGTACATAACTGCCCAAAATCACCCGCCATATTAATTGGATTTCCAATCATAACAATATAAATTAATTTACCTGCGCTTTTTAAAAAGGAAATTTGCTCAAACACTTGCTTTGATACTCCACCGGCTTCATCAACGATTATTAAAACCACATTATCGTGTTTTCCCTGTACGTTTTGCAATAACTCTCCACCTTTAGCGGATTGCTTTGGAGCTATACCGCGCGCCAACGCTCCCGCGCCTATTTTGTATTCATCTTCAAGCATTTCACCGGCTAAAGTCTTTTCATTTGCATTAACCCGATTCCAAACCTTTTTCATTTCACGCCAGATAATATCTTTTATCTGCGGATATGTCGGCGCAAATACAGAACATATAAATCCGTTGGGATATAAGTTTTCAAGAGTTAATATTAATAAGGCACATATAAAAGATTTTCCAAAAGCAAAGTGGCTTGGAATAAGCACTTCCCGATTTTTAAATATTGTTTCAAGCACCTTGCGTTGGCGCGGTTCAAGTTTAATATTAAGTTTTGATAATAATACCCCGTCAATATATTTCATGGGATTTTTGCGGTATGATTCCAAAGCAATATCACCCAACTCAAATATACTTTGTGGGCGCTCTTTTATACTATTCATTTTTTATCCCATCTTTTTTATCGGCTGCGGCTTTTAATACATCTGCAAGACCGGCTATATTAATATTGCCCTTATGCTCAATATTCTGTGTCTGTTTCCATTTGCCATTGCTGATATTTACAAGATAAAATATAATTGCGGCTATATTGCCTTTGTCTACCTGTTTTTTTAATGCTGATTCCCCGAATTCAATATTGGTTTCAAGCGCACTGTCCTGTATCTTTTGACAAGCCTCATCAAATTCAAAATCCGACTTTCGCCATTCATTATAGCTTTTATATTCAATATCAACAAGTTTACAGGTTTTATAAATATATTCGGGGTGTTTTTCAAAGGCTTTCAGGAATAAGGCTTTTTTGTAAGTGGTTCTTTTTTGTTCTTTCTTAATTACCTTATTTACTTTCTTTTTCAAGGCATTTTTCCATTCTGCCTATAAAAAAAGGCAAAGATTAAAAACTATCTATCTTTGCCTACTAAGTATATATTAAACTTTATTAAACCGTCAACCTGAATGAGTGTTATTTTTTAACACTTTTCCTTATTACATTCCTTAACTTTGATATACTTAATCCACATATTTCCTGTAATTCAAGAATTATAACCTTAACCATTGCACCTTCTTTCCTTCTATCCGCATAATAGCCCTGTATATATTCATCCCTGCATTCATTGCCTTTTTTTATCTCACGCAACCTTCCGGCAAAAGTAAAACGAATGCCTCGCATTAAAAAATTCCTAAAAACTTTTTTCTTGGCTGACCAACCGCTTTTTTAAAATCGTCCATCATTTCTTTTGTCATATAGGGTCTTAGACCGTCAATGCGGATAAAATTGTAACTCCACGGCACATTTTTACTTCCACAATTAGGACACTTAGCAGTGCCCCATAAGTCCTCCATTTTCATTCACCTTCCTTTTCTGTTTTTTCGTTTACTTTCTCATATCCACTGACTAACTTCTTAAACTCTTCCTCGCTCGGCGGCTGTATCTTAGTCTTCTTTAACTCTTCAAGCCGCTTAAAATATCTATCTGCCTCTTCAGGTGTCATTTTTTAATCCTCATAATCATTATCGGGTGGAAAATATTTATTAAGCAAATCTCTTAATGATTTAACTTCTGGTTCAATTTCTTTTAAAAATGCTTCTTTAAATTCACTTTTTAATTTTTCCAAGTTCTCTTTGCCTTATTTCCTTTTTTGTTAATTTGGGTTCTTTTAGTTTTCCAAATTTTAATCCTTTA